TAGGTAGTACTGCAAATGGAGTTACCTTCAGTTCAATTAGCGGTGCTTATACTGACTTAGTTTTAGTGTTTAACGGTGCTGGTAATTCTGATATAAATGTGGACTTACGCTTTAACGGCGATACTGGGTCTAATTATTCAAATACGGCTGTAGGTGGACAAGGTACAAGTGCTACTTCGACTAGGAATAGCAACCAAACTGCTATGCGTATGAACTTTCAAGGGTATCTAAGAAATGCTTTTACGAGTCTAGCGATAATAAATATAATGAATTATTCTAATACTACTACGAATAAAACAGTTTTAAACAGATACAACAACGGCGATACTGGAGTCGATGGAAATGTTGGGTTGTGGCGTAATACCTCGGCTATTACAACTGTGTTAATAAAAGTTACTGACGGCAACACTTTTTCAGTTGGCTCAACCTTTACCCTATACGGAATTAAGGCGGCGTAAATGGCAACTTATATCCAAATTGGTAGCACCGTAACCGTTGGGGCTGGTGGTGCTGCTTCCATAGAGTTTACTTCTATTCCTGCAACCTATACCGACCTTATATTAAAGTATTCTTTGCGTACAGCAAGAACCGATACTGTTTCTGCTCTTAGATTAACCTTCAACAATTCTGCTACTAGTTACTCGAACAGAATGATAGAAGGTAATGGCGCAAGCGCAGCAAGTTACACAGGCGGTTCAACATTTATCGACTTAGGCTACGCACCAGCAGCGACCGCTACTGCTTCAACCTTCAATAATCACGAACTGTATATTCCTAATTATGCAGGATCAACAAACAAGAGTGTGAGCATAGATGCAGTTCAAGAGAACAACACTACAACAGCGTATGCAAACCTTATTGCTGGCTTATGGTCTGATAGCGCAGCGATAACCTCAATTAAAGTAGTGCCAAGCACCGCAGTAAACTTTGTTCAATACTCAACCGCTTCACTCTACGGCATATCTAAATCATAGGAGACAAAATGGCAGACACAAAGATCATCGTAAACTGCGAGACAGGCGAAGTCTCTGAAGTAGAACTTACAGCCGAGGAAATCAAGCAGCGCGAAGCAGATGCAGTTGCTTACGCAAAGGCTAAGGCAGATGAGGAGCAAGCAGCAGCGGAGAAGGCTGAGGCTAAGGCTGCTATCGCAGATCGCTTAGGACTTACACAAGATGAACTGGCACTATTGCTTGCATGAAGCCCAAACTATGCAAAGCCGGTGCGCAGTTAAGGGAGCAGTTTGATGACTCGTTCCCAGACCGCGATCGTACTTCGGACGGCTGGATCGCCGATGCCCGCCATATGTCATCAGGTACTAGCGACCACATACCTGATACATCATCTGGGCTTATTGTTCGCGCCCTCGATGTCGATCGAGATGTATCTGGTAAAGCCAAGCCCGACCTCATGCCCGATATTGCTGATCAACTTCGCAGACTCGCCAAGAAAGACCAACGAATCTCGTACATCATCTTTAACGGCCGCATCGCCTCAAAGCGCATGGCTTGGCGCTGGAGAACTTACAAAGGATCTAATCCGCATAATCATCATCTCCACATATCTTTCACTCACAAAGGTGATCAAGACAATTCGTTCTTTAATGTTCCGTTATTAGGGGGAAGTCTATGAACATGAAAAATCCAGTAGTGCTAACCGCCGGTGCATTCCTATCGGCTTGGGCTGCATCTAACTTCGCAGCAGATTACCGCTCGATCCTTTGGGCTGTTCTTGCTGGTGTCTTTGGTTATGCCACGCCCAAACGATGAACGCTACAGACTACGCTGCTATTGCAGTATCGATCGTGACGGTGCTGGGTGGTGTAACTGCGATGCTGCAGTTCCTGATCAAGCACTATTTAGCGGAGTTGAAGCCCAATAGCGGCTCATCTATCAAAGATCAAGTTAATCGACTAGAAGCGCGTGTCGATACGATTATTGAATTACTAGGTAAGAGAAACTAGTCACATGACTCGCAAGAAGGCTATCGACCTAGATACCTACAACGCGTTAGATGTCTGGGCTATTTCAGTTAACGAAATGTATAAAGCCCTACGCAGGGCAGGCATGTCCATAGATATTGCGCTAGCCATAATCGTTGAACCTACTGCTTATCCTGACTGGATACTTCCTAAACTGCCGAACCAGATAGATCCGCTTCCATACGATGACGATGATGAGGACTAAACTTGAAACGCACAGTTATAGTGCCAGACCTGCAAGTGCCTTACCATGATGAAATTGCTGTCCGCAATGTTGCATCTTTTATTAAGGCATACCGTCCAGATAGCGTACTTACTCTGGGAGACGAAATCGATTTACCACAAATCAGCCGTTGGTCAGAGAACACGAGCGGCTGGTACGAACAAACCCTAGCCGAGGATCGAGACCAAGCGGTCGAGGTTCTCTGGTCTTTGACTGAGTACGCTAAAGAAGCGCACATGATCAGAAGCAACCACACAGACCGTCTTTACAATGTCATCATGAAAAAGATTCCAGCGTTCTTGGCTTTGCCTGAGTTACGCTTTGAGCGGTTTATGCGCTTGGACGAACTAGGCATCACCTATCATAAGAAGCCCTACGCCTTTGCTAAGGGCTGGGTAGCAGTACATGGTGACGAACAGGCTATCAACTCTAATGCAGGTCTCACAGCCCTTGGAGCGGCTCGTAGGCATGGGATCAGCGTGGTTTGTGGTCACACACACAGAGCAGGGGTATCGGCCTTTACAGAGGCTTCTGGGGGCAAATTAGGGCGTATTCTGCGAGGCGTAGAAGGCGGTCATCTAATGGATATCCGCAAGGCTTCCTATACAAAGGGAACTGCTAACTGGCAGCAGGCTTTTATCATCGTTGAGGATACTCAGGTGACTCTCATCAACCTTGAGAAGGACGGCACATTCGTGGTACATGGAAGGCGCTATGGCAGGGCTAGATGACTTCCCAGACATTCGCCGGACAATAGATGATGCTGTTGATGAGGCAGAATCGTTACCAAACTGTTATCAAAATAAACGCCAAATAGTCCAAATCTGACCAAAATCGGTCTAATGTTATCCCTGTGGAAGTGAGAAAGTCTCACAGAAACGAAAGGGCAAACAAATGAAACTCTACGCAACAGATCAGAAAGTCAGCATCAAATGGTTCGTTTGGGCTGGTGATGTAAAACTCCCACGCAACGCAACAATGCGCGGTTCATGGGACGGCTTCGATGCAGAATGTTCATGCGGTTGGTCAACTGGTAACAGCCGCACAGTTTATTCATATACTCAAGACGAAGTTAACAGCCACAAACATGCAGAACATAACTATTCATACAATGAGGTGGCTTAATGAGCGCCTTAAACATCGCATTCTTAATGCTGGGCTGGTTTGCCAGTTGCGGTTGGTTCTACACACTTGGAGTTAATACTGGCTACACAGACGGTCGAACCGCAGTTCGTCAACAGATCGAGCAAGCCAACAAGGTGAGAGCATGAAAGCCGGTGACTTCCTTACTGAAGCGAAAGCAGTCATTCAAGATCGTGGTTTGCAGTACGGCCACCCTAGTGACAACATGCAGCGCACCGCACGATTACTCAGCGCATATCTCGACATGCCGATCCACGATTATCAAGTCGCAGGAATTATGGTACTGGTCAAACTCGCAAGAAGCATGGAGTCGGCTAGTGTTGACACCTATGTGGACATGGCAGCCTACGCCGCAATAGCCGGAACTCTACACACACAGGAGAACGAACTATATGTTTAATCTAGAGGACTACGAGACAGTAGAGGAACGACTAGAAAAGTTCTGGAAGGAATATCCCGATGCTCGAATTGAAACTACTTTGGTTGAGTCAACGCTTCAGCGATTTATTGTTAAGGCTGCTATTTATAGAACTGAAGTTGATGCACAGGCTTGGACAACTGGCTATGCAGAGGAAACCGTCTCAACTAGAGGAGTTAACTCTACGAGCGCGCTTGAGAACTGCGAAACAAGTGCGATCGGTCGGGCACTTGCTAACGCAGGCTACGCTACGAAAGGCAAACGCCCTAGCCGCGAGGAGATGTCGAAAGTTAAAGCAGCAGAACCTAAGCCGTTCGCTGAGAAGTTAGCAGATAAGATCACAATGCCGGCAGAGGACGATCCTTGGACTGTCAAAGCCGTAGCACCTGCACCAACTGCTGAGGCTGCTGTGGATCTGGTCAAAGAAGTATTAGGCGGAGTTAAGATCGACAAAGACATTCCACTATGTCGCAACTGTCATGACCATAAGCCAATGTCATGGAAAACAGGCGTAAGCAATAAGACGAACAAGCCTTGGGCAAACTTCAGTTGCTTCGCATGTAAAGATGTTCTTTGGTACAACTTAGCGCCTGACGGTACTTGGAAGGTGCGTGAAGGACAATGAGAGTTTGTCGATTATTAGGTTGTAAGTGGCAGCGTTGCGAAGGATCATCTTATGCTTGGTGTTCAAGGTGCTTAAGAGAGGTTAATCTCAAATGAGCGGCTTACAGTTTATGAACCAAGACGGTGAATGGGAGAACTTCCCAACCGATGATGAATTGGCCGAAAAGGCTAAGCATCAAGAACTTCTAAACGCTTTGCAAGTTAGGATTATCTGTCATCTATGTAATGAGCCTGTACCACGCGAGGAACTAGCGTTCTGGATAGCCGGTACTGCAATTACATGGTCATGCAAGAAGTGCCACGCGGTCAATGAGTCAAAGCCGTAAGCATCGGGGCTTTCGCACCGAGCGCGTGGTAGCAGAGTATCTGAGGCGCTGGTGGGAAGGCGCTTCAGTTGGTCGAGGTTCTGGGCGTGACATTCTCAATGTTCCGTTCGACTGCGAGGTTAAGGCGCGCACAGGACTCGATGTAAAGGGAACACTCCGCCAGATCGAAAGTCGCACTAAAGAAAGTGGCTTAGTGGGGTTCGCTACTTTCAGACTTAACGGACAAGGCGAAAACGCTGAGGAATATGTGGCAATGCTTCGTCTTGGCGATCTGGTGGAGTTACTCCTAGCAGCAGGGTATGACAAACGCAAAGATGTGGTTCAAGATAAGGATATAAAGCGATGCAACCAATGTGGAGAATGGACGATAAATGACCCATGCAACTGGTGCGAACAACCATGAACTTCCTAAGGCGTTTCACACTTGCTTCTGTGGTTTCTCGTTG